GAATTTCGGCTGAAGCTGCAAACAAAAGAGTTAAAATGTATAGTTCGATAATATATGCACTTTATCTGTTAGGTACAGGATTTTTGGACTATCGAAAATGTAAAAGTATTGTAGATGAAATACTTAAATTATTAAACTTAGGGTTACAGTCTTTAGGTTTACCAGGATTAGGTGTACCATTACCTTTATTGGCAGGAAGTGCCCTATTACCCGGTGTTTCAGATATACGAGCCTTTTCAAACATTGTTGAAAATTTACAAAAATCAGGATTACCAACTGGTGACTTACCAGATGGTTCACCTAACTTAATGAATATGGGAATTTTAAATATGGTTAAAGGTATGAACCAAGAACAAACGGAAAATGGAAAATCTGAAATCTTTATTCCATCATTAACAATAACACCTGCAGGATTAACTGTACCCGCAAAAGGTTGGGGTAAATCAATGTAACTATGGACGAGAATAAAATAAAAACAGTATTGTTAGACTATAAAAATAGTACTAATCAAGATTTAAAAGACGCCATGGATTTTATTAATATTGATTTTGAAAGAACAAAAGAAGATATAGTAAAATTAACATACCATTTAGATGGTTTAGAAAGGGCTTACAATAAACTATTAGAGGAGTACCAAAAAAGGAACAATAAATAATGGGTATTATTGATAACATATTAAATACTCAAGTATTTTTTGAAGGTAGGGTTGTAGACAATCAAGACCCGTTAATGCTCGGTAGAATTAGAGTTAAACCCGCGAATGATGTTGAACAAGAACTTCTTAAATCCTCAAAAGGGTTTAAGGAAAATAGTATAACCCCCGATGAAAATGGTCCCTGGTCATATATAGACCCTTTCGTTTTTCTACCTCTTTTACCGTATTATATTAATACCGTACCGAAAATAGATGAATATGTAAATTTATTTTTTCAATATAGGTCTGCAAGAACATCTAAAAATAAATTCTATGTATGTGGTCCACTTTCAACACCCGTAAACATAAACTTTGAGGACCATGAAATATCTAAAACTCATTTAGACTCGGGGTCAAGATTACCAAGACCTAAAAATATTAAAGTCAATTTATCGACTCAAGCATCAAAAGATTTATTTGATGCAGTTCAATTTTCTAAAGGGATTATTAGCGGTAATAATGAAAATAAAAGAAATTTAGGATATACTAATGACAAAACAAAAGGAATATTTCCTGAGCCTGGTGACAATTCTATTTTGGGTAGGGGGAGTGCCGACATTATTGTAAAGGATAATGAAGTATTAATCAGGGCGGGAAAATATAAAGCACTGAATCCACCAAATATGCCTGACGCGAATGGAAAAAGAGCGTTCTTACAACTTTCAAATTTTGATTTTACAAAAACTCTTGGTGATAAACAGAATAGAAAAAGACTAATAAAAGATGATACTTTTATAAAGTATTTAATTGAGTATAATATCTACAATCCTGAAAATACTCAAAATAACTTTAGAGGGGATGTAACATTATATAGGTTACCTAGTGAAGTTCCACAAACAAATACCGCCAATTTTGATATAGATACTGTATTAAATAATTCAATATCTACATCTATAATGATTTTACCGTTTGATAATAAATCTTCGGACCAAGTTATTACGTTTATAAATGATTTTATTAAAGAGTTTCACTCTGGTACCTTATCAGGTGTTTTCGCACCTGACACACAATTAAGTGCTGGTGCACAATTTCCATATTACTTTAGACCTAAATCATCTTTATTTTCATACATTTCTAATATTGACACAACGAGTGATATTAATACCACAAAAAATGTTGGGTCTATTTTAAATAAAGTAAGGTTAAATGAATTAGATATTACACCCGGTTATAGTTTGGTTTATAATATAAAAGGTGATGATACTGTACCTTTTAGATTAAAAGATGACTCATATAGAAAAGAAGAAATAAACACAGTTGATGAATCTGTGGCATTAATGGGTGGTAAAAAATTATATTTACTGAGTAACAACGTTCTTGGAACAGGAAGTGGTAAATCACAAATTGATTTTTCAGATTTTGATATATACGGAATATCCCAAGATAAAATATTAAATGATATTGACCCTAACACATCATCTTTAGTTAGAGGTGAGGAACTGATGGAGTTATTAAATTTAATAGTTAAATTTTTAATCACTCACGTACATCCGTATCCTGGTCTACCTCCCGTACCAACATCACAAGATGGTACAACTGCTCAAGATATTCTTAACGAGATACTAAATGCTCAACAAAAAATATTAAATGGCAATATTAAGATTAATTGATATTTATTAGATAAAAGGAACAAATGTCAATTCATAAATCGTATTTTAATAAAAGTAATACACTAATTTACAACTCATACACAAACACAGCAAGAAACCCTGTGGTTGAGCTTTTTTATGGTAGAGTTGATGATGTAATTGCACCTAAAGGATATAGCCGATACATATTCGATTTAGATTTAAATCTACTACAAACAAAATTTAATGATGGTGTAATCTCCACAGGTTGTACTCTAACGGGTATAACACACACTTTAAGAATGACAAATACATCATCGTTTGACACAGAATTATTAAATAGTAAAACCTCTCAAGGTAGAAGAAGAGCAACATCATTTGACTTAGTTTTATTTAAAATACCAAGAGTTTCAGGTGATACAGGAGACATTCAAACATGGGATTCTGGTGTTGGATACGATTACTATAACAATTCAAGAGCGTTAAATGCATCTAATAGTATGAGTATTCCTGATTCATTAACTACAGATAGAAGTTTTTCAGATAGACCTTCAAATTGGTTCCAAACAACGACAATTGGTGATTGGTCGGTTTCAGGGATTTATGATAATACTAATTCATTAACAGGTCTTACAGGTTGTAATTACTCTGCCATCACAATATTAGATACTCAACATTTTGAATTTGGTGATGAGGATATTGAGTTTGATATGACTGATGAAATTAATTCTATTTTATCAGGAGGAACAACAGGAAGAACGGGTTATGGAATTGCATATTTACCACAAGTTGAAAATATTAGTGGATTAACTGAGAATTATTCTGTAGGGTTCTTTTCACCTCACACTCAAACTTTTTATGAACCATATTTAGAAACTAATTATGATGATTTAATTTTAGATGATAGAAATGTATTCTATCAAGGAAATACAAATTATCTCTATCTATACGCCTACAATAATGGTAACCCATTTAATTTTGACACACCACCAACAGTAGACATATTAGATGGTAATGGTGATGCAATCTCAGAATTTACGGGACTAACATCATGTTTAGTGACTGAAGGTGTTTATAAAGTTCAAGTATCAGGGTTAACCGCAACTACAGTACCTTGTTTCTACTATGATAAGTGGTATGATTTAACAGTTAACAATTCAAATATATCCGATGTTGAAAATGAATTTGTTTTAAAATCTGCGGATGGTTATTACCAAATTGGTACTCGAACTGAGCAACCAAAAATTTATGGGTTTGAGTATAGTGGCATAAAACAAGATGAGAAAATATTAAATACTGACGTTAGAAATGTTAGCGTTTATATTAAGAAAGCTTATTCTGTTGCCGAAGTTGTTAATGATATTCAAGCGTTTTATAGAATATATGTTATGGAGGGTACCACTGAGGTACAAGTTCAAGATTGGACACAAATTAACAGAACACCAGATGGGTATTATTTTGTATTTGACACTCGAGACAAAATACCAAACGAATATTTTGTTGATATGAAAGTGCTTACAGATAGAAACATAGATACTTATAAGAGAACATTAAAATTCCAAATCGTAAATAAGAAATAATGAAAGGCGAAAGATACATGTTTTTTAGTAATCTAGAACAAATGAAAAGACAATGTGATTTGTTACTAGATTTAGACCAAGATATGGTTGAATCAATTTTAGATAATGGTCATGATTGGGCTCAAGACCACATTGCAGAATCAAAAAATAATTTAGACCAAGTTTTTGATTTTATGATGAATGAAACTAAAAAAGATGGTATGGAATTATCAATGAATATTGATGATGTTAATATGATTGAAGAAAGAAAATTACTTGAACAAATTATAAGAAGAGTCATTGACGAAAAGAAAAAGAAAAAAAAGAAAGACACAACACTTTGTGCTAGAGGAAAATCAGCAGCTAAGGCTAAGTTTGAAGTTTATCCCTCAGCATATGCTAATGGATATGCAGTACAAGTGTGTAAAGGAAAAATGCCAGGTTTAGACGGAAAGAAAAAATGTTCTGGAAAATATTGTTCAGGTAAAAAATAAATCATATATTTGTACCTTAAAACAAAAAAAGATGTCACACGTTACCTATCAACTTTCAAAAGATGATGAAATAATTATGGAAACTCAAGCGGTTGATGCTGAAAGAGCCATTGATTATTTCTATCTTGACTACCCACAGATGTTTACAGAAGATGGGTTTTCAGTCAAAATTAAGAAAAAAGAAAAAGAGAGGGTTTAGACCCTCTTTTTTGTTTCCCTAATAACCCAATTGTAACCGGCATTTCCACCCCTCAACAGCCATTGTATATAGTTGTCGTCTTTTTGTGGTTCACCTTTAAAACTTTCATTTAAGGTTACATTTTTTGAGTGAGAATCAAAAAACTTTTTAAACTCTAATATTGTTTCTAAACTAACAGAATCTGATTTGTGAATTGATTCAAATACATTAGATTTTTTACCACTCTTTTTTAAGTACCACAAACCCTTTTTAATATTCTCTTTTACGACCTTAGGTATACGTATCTTACCGACACTTTCATCAATAACGATTTTAAGGTCACCAGTCCCTTTAAAAATTCTGTGATAGGTCTCTTTAGGTATAAAGTATTTCTGTCCCTCCTGCAAGACCTGAGGTAGTTCATTGTCCATTTGTAACATCCAACCATTACTTGATTCCACAAAAACCTCACGGTCTTCACGGTCACGGTGCCATACCAACTCTTCAGAATCCACATTTTCAGTGAAAACTCTTCTGAATTTATTCTTACCTAAATCTTCTTGATTGTATACCATTACCAATATCTTCCTGGAACATTGTTCCCAAAATCTTTATGTGCTCTACACGCCCAATAACCTGCTTTGGTTCTGTCTTTTTTCTTTTCACACTGATGTCTTGCGGCAAACGATGCTCTCGCACCTGGGTCGTTCCATTTGGCAGTCATGACGGGTGAACCGTAAGATACTTTAACAATCTTACCTGTTTTAGGATTTCTAACATAAACATACCATTTTTTAGAACCCCCCTTTTTTGGTTTACCTAATTCAACTTTTTTACCCTGATATTCAGCTTCGTTAATCATCGGGAAATCCAATGGTAATCTTTCACCCTCATAGATAAAGAACTTACCCAAATCCGAATCCAATATTTCATTATCTTCTTCATTAAAGTAATGTCCCTCATTTCTTAATTTTCTGGCTTCTTTTATTATTTCAAAATACTTTTCACTACCCACTCTGTATACGTTCTCTGACACGGGGATATTGTTATCAATATGATATTGTAATTCTTCTGAAATGTTTTGTTTCTTTTCAACATAAGAAGATAAAACACTTTTGATTGATTCTTTTAAATTTTTCATTGTTATTTTTGAAGGTTTATCCATAAAGTCATAATATTGATTATATAACCTCATTAATTTATAGTAATCCATTTCTTTATCTATCTTTTCAAATTCGTTGGATAACCATTGTTCACCATTAAGGTGTTCGTTATTTAGTTCATCATATACTAATGACCTTCCGTGTTCTCCACCCCATCCACGATAGATACCAAATTTTGAATTGTTTAATCTCTCAGACAACTCTTTGTCTTTAATAATCAAATATACCAATACACCGCCAATGATGTGTTCATCAAACATCTCATCACTATCTCTATTTGTTGTACACCACTTTGTATTGGCTCCATACTTACAAGAAGCGTTGTGTGTTAAAGGGGCAACCAATAAATAAGTCTCATCCTCATATAACTTTTGGTATTCGTCTGACGATACTTTAAACTTCTCTACAACCAAATTAACCAATTGTTCTGTAGATTCTTTTTTTGTTTTTTTCTTATGTGATGTCATTATAGGTTTTTGACCCTTACCTGTTTGAGTATCTTTCTTTTCGGCTCTTCTTTTTTGTGCACATGCACTCTTTTTTTCCGCAGCAGACATTTTACCCGCAACACCCGCAGCTCTACATTTAGGATACGCACCCTTATCAGCGTCTGACCTACCACATGGGGGGTGTTTACCATCCTTGTCTTTTCTACAAATGTCTACCCATGGCCCCTTAGGTTGTTTACTACCTTTTGGTTTCTTTTTTTTACCAAACCAAACGGCCAAATCTTCACTTAAAATATATTCAGGCATACTTGATTTTTTTATCCTTTTTGTTATATATATTATAAATATCAAAGAAAACCGATTATGGAGGATACTCAAGAACAAAATCAAGAACAACAACCTGCAGGGACACTATTTGAAATTATCAATTATTATTCAAATGAAGATTTGAGTAAGTTTGTTGACCAAATGACACAGGAACAAGCATTATATTGTGTAATACATGCAACACGCTCAGGACACAGAAGAGGAGCTTACGGAATGGAAGAATCAGAAGTCATTTCAAAAGCAATAAGGGTTTTAACAACTCCACCACCATTATCGGAAAATGATTTTCCTGAACCTGAAATTCATAAAGCTGAATAATATTTTAATTGAGGACTTATTAGTCCTCTTTTTTTTGCCCAATAAAAACTAAATAAACAAAAATAAAATCAAAAAAAAACAAAATGAAAAACACAAAAACGTACAATGAATTAGTACAGAAGATGAGAGAATTCTTCTTAAACAAAAACTTCAAAGAAGTTCCTACACAAAGTAGATTATCAATTTTGGCTGCGTGTGAAAATCCACACTCTGTAAAAACCTTTGAATACTCAGGTGAAATTTGGCCATTACCACAAACAGGTCAAATGTGGTTGGAGTATGAATTACTTAAAAACCCTGAGTGGGAAGGTGTATTCTGTGTTTCAACATCTTACAGAGAAGAGAAAGAACCAATACCAGGTAGGCACGAACTTATCTTCCCTATGTTTGAATTTGAATCAAAAGGTGGAATCGAAGAAATGTTAAAACTTGAGTCTGAATTATTAGAATGGTTAGGTTTTGATGAACCTGTAGAAGTTGACTATAATGATGTATGTGAAGAATATGGTGGTGTGAGAATTTTAGAGAATGAACACGAACAAAGAATGTGGGACGAAAAAGGTTCGGTTGTTTCATTACAACACTTTCCATTAAGAACAAACCCTTTTTGGAATATGAAACACAAAGGAGATGGTATCTTTAATAAAGTAGATGTTATTCTATATGGTCAAGAAACTATAGGTTCGGCAGAACGTTCCTCTAATGTTGAAGAAATGAGAGAAATGTTTTATACAATCGAAAATAGTGGTTATTCCGCCAAGTTGTTTGAACTGTTTGGTAAAGAAAGAGTTGAAAAAGAATTGGAAGAATTCTTATCGTTTAATTTCTTCCCTCGTTTTGGAGGTGGAATCGGTATGACTCGTTTAGCTAGAGCATATGAATTAATGAAAGAAGAACAACTTGCGGTTGTTTAAGATTAATAACATATTAAATTAAAAAAGGGGACCGATTGGTCCCCTTTCTATTTATTCAGTTTGAGTTAAATTATCTCAATTCTCTCAAGTCGAATGTTCTAACACCATCAACAATGATTCTACCATAGAAACGGTTGTTAACCATTTTCTTAGCGTATCTTGTCATGATACCCTTGATAGGTGTAAAGTTGAATGGGTTGTACATAGTTGGAGTCAACTGAAGAGGTACATATGGTGCGTAAACGTAACCTGTATCCAACAAAGAGTTACCTTTGTGTCCTAACAATACTGTGTTAGGTGGGAAGTATGGGTCACGGTAAACCTGATATCTACCTGCCAAAGTACCAACTCTCTCGATACCCATGTTGTACTGGTCTTGGTCTGGAGATGCATTTGAAACGTGGAAGTACTCCAAGTCATCAAAGATAGCAGAAACTTCTGAAGAAACAACAATCCAGTTAGCTCCACCTCTCAACGTAGATTTGTGAATCTGTGCTGATAATTGGTTGATAGCTGTGATTAATGTTTGGTTCCAGTCTTTCTGAGTGTATTGAGTTAATGGATTAGCTGCAGTTCCTCTCTTCCATCCGTTGTAGTCCCAACGTAATGTCCAAGCTGCACCTTTTCTTAAGTCTCTTAAGATTTCACGGTCGATTTCAGCTGCCACTTGCTCAGACAATAAAGCTGTCAATTCAGCTTCAGCGTCGATGTTGTGGAAAGCAGAAACGTCTTGTGCTAATTCAGGTGACCATTGAGCTCTCAACTTTCTTTCTGTAACAGAAACAGTTACTGACTCTAAGTCAAATGAAACTTCACCAATCTCATCTTCGAATTCCAAGTTCTTATAGATTCTATAAGTACATGTGAACTGTCCTGCAGCTGGTGCCGCATTTGAAGGTAAAGTTATACCTGAATATCCATCAAGAGATGCTGCACCAATAGATGCAGGAACTTGACAGTCAACTTCTAAGTAAATGATACCATTAGCATCACAGATGTTATCGTAGTAACCACCGTTACCTGAACCAGGCCATGAAGCCTGTGTGTTAGTACCGTACTGAACAATACCCTTACCATATTTCTGAGTAACAACTCTGAAGATAAGTGCAGATGTACCCAAACCTGAGAATGCACCTGTAGTTTGTACAGCCTTAACTTGTAAGTCAGATAAGAAAGTTTCCGTATCTTGTTCGTTTCCATCAGGACCGATAAGTTTACCTTGTCCTGCACTTGAGAAACCTGACAATGCAATGATAGCTTTTCTGTGGATTGGACCACCTGTAGTAGCACCAGCAGTAGTACCACCATTAATAGTAGTGTATACACCTTCAACTAATTCGCCATTAGACCATACTTGAGTTACTGCGTTAGAAGTTACAGAAGTATAAGCTCCTTTTGAATAGTCGAATAATCCTGGAGGGTCCAAAGTTGGTTCGTCACCCTCGTAGAAACGGTCATACAAGTTTTTACCTGTAGAGTAACCTGATTCTGGAGTTTGTGATGCACTTGCATTTGGTGCCCCGAAAGGTGCGTAGTGAGGATTGTCATATACAGTAGCTGTATCATAACCCTGAATTTTAGGTACGAAGTAGAACAATTTACCGATAGGTAAGTTCATAGCTTGTACAGAAACGATGTCGTTTGCCAATAATTTAGAGAAAACTCTTCTAACGATTGGGAAAACAACAGTTTCGAATGAACCTGAATTGTCAGTTGATGCAGCTTCGTTGATTAAGTGTGAAGCTTGGTTTTCATACAACTGAGCCATGTTTTCTTTAACGTGACCTTTAAGACCCTCTAAGAATCCTAATTTGTCCCATTTGTTGATTGTGTCTTCTTTGATAACTTTCAAGTGCTTAAGACCGATGTTACCAACAAGACCTGATTCTAATAATGCTCCCATTTTAGTATTTTTTTAAGTTTTGTTTTATTTTGTTAATTTATTCATCAAATCTCTCATTCTTAAGAATTGAGGATTCTCATAAGTTTTAGACTCGATAAGATTTGTAGCAGAACCTTTAGAAGGTGATTTCTGTACTTTAGACTGAACTGATTCAGTCACAACAGAGTTTTTACCATCATATTCTTCTTTCAAAGTCTTATACAAAGTCTTAGATTCCTTAAGTGTTTCAACCGAATCAAAACGTCTTAAGATATTTATTTTTTCTTGCTTGGTTGTTGAATGTTCTGTGAATAAACGAGTAGCGTAAGCCAAGTTTGAATTAAATACAGCAACTTCATTTAACTTTTCTCTAAAGATGTTTAACGCTTTTCTGTACTCTTCGTTCTTAGCTCTTAAAGATTGAACTTCAGCCTTTAATTCACTTTCAGAAACTGTTGATACTTTTTTCTTAGGTAGACCTCTACCTGGGAAATTGTCCGAACCGTTTCCTAATGTACGTGCAGCCTCAGCAGTTTCACCAGCAGTTAAATCCATACTTTTATCTCCTGAATATGGTCTTTTACCCATAGCCTTTTCCATTCCTTTACTTTCTTTTCTTCTGTCAGTAAAAGATTGTTTCATTTTTTTGCCATGGTCTTTACCAAGAGATATATCTAAGTCATGATTATAACCTTCGTTAGACTCTTCTTCATTCCATTCTTCATCAACCATTTCGGTTTCTTCTTCTTTTGCTCCCTCTT